GCCCTTCGTTGTAACATTCGGTTTGCATCCAATCCATTAATTCCATAAATACTGTCCTTATGGTAATAATAGAACCAATTAACTTCTCTTGGGTGGTTACATTCTAACTTATGAACTAGTTCATCCATTAATGGCACAACGTGATACCTAAACATTCTGACATCGCGATTTTCAGCATGAGTTTCAATCTCATCCATCTCTTCACGAGTCAAACTGTCAGGCACATCTAGTCCATATGCAAACCATGAATTGTATACAACAGGTAAACCTAAATAAGATTGTCTCTCACTACTATCTACTTCCAAATAGGCAGGTGGGAAGTCAAACTCATCATCAGTATCACTGTCATAATCACTATCCATTGGTTCTTCCTCATCAGATATTTCACGTATCTCTTCATATGGTTCCATCATATGGTGGGCAGTTGTTAAATCACCCCCAAGAAAAGGATTATTTCTATCATCGTTGGTAAATATGTCGTCACAATCTGTATGATATCGCACTTTCTCAAAAGCGTGTTTTAACTCTCGATCTAAACATTTGGTAGGCATCCCGGGTAAATCTCCAGCATAATCATTAAGAAAATTCTTAAGCTTATGAGATTTCTCCTTCTCTCCAACCAAATCCTTACATACCATATCTCTCATTGTAGCAAATGAATGGTTAGCCATCCACGATTCTTTTCTCGGATCATACTGAATAAAATCCCAAACATCCAAATTCAAGGGATTACCATCCTTTGGAAGTTTAGTTTTATCCAGTCTCTTCAAATCATCTCGATACTGCTGCTTCACATTCACTGTGAACATATGAGAGATACGATTTCGAATAGCTTCGGGAGATATCAACGATTGTACACGTATCTGCATGTCATTTGAAGTCAAAATCAACAGTTTACCATTAAAGCGAGTGTTAGCTTTCTCCTGCAATGTTGCCATATGCAAAGAGAATGTAAACTGATTGACACCTTTAATCAATTCATATAATTCCAAATTAGGATTCGATTTGGAATCTACTCGTTGTCCGAAATCGTCGTAAATGACAACAGGC